CCCGACAAGGCAAATTTTTTTGCGGCAATAATTCGCCGATTTGCCACCGGCCGGAAACCGCGCACAATCGGGCGACGATCGCTCGCGACCGCGTGTCGACCGTCCACCACCTCTAACTGATCGGATGACGCGCCATGGCCCGCACGGGCCGCCCGGTAAAGCCGACCGTTCTGCACAAGCTCGAAGGGACCACGCGGTCGTATCATGCCGCCCGCGCCGATCCCGAGGCGGTCGGCGATCTCGCGCACAAGCCAGCGCCGGAATGGATGACGGCAGCGCAGCGGGACCTGTGGGCCGAGATATTGCTCGACGCACCGCGTGAACTGCTGCGCCGGATCGACTGGGTGGTGTTCGCGAATTACATCGAGGTCGTCGACCGGCACGCCAAGGCGGTGCAAGCACAGCGCAAGCTCGACGAGGGGCAGGCGCTACCGTTCCTGGTCAAGCGCAAGGACGGTCCCGCCATCTCGCCCTATATCCGGGTGATCAACCATTGCGTGCTGATAATGAGAAACCTCCAGGGCGAGATGGGCTTCACACCGCAGGCACGGTCACGGTTCAAGATGTCGGATAATCGCCAGCCGAACGAGGACGAGGGCACCGGCTGGGAATTGTTGCGCAGCCTGCGGGTGGTTGAGGGTGGCCGGAAGGATTGACCAAGCTCGCAGATGACGTCGCGCAGGGTATCGATTATGCCCGCGCGGTAGCATCCGGTCGCACCAAGGCAGGCAAGAAAGCGCGGCAGGCTTGCGCCCGTTTCATCGCCGATCTGAAACGCGCCAAGCTGTCTGGCAGTGAGTGGGTATTCGATCCGAGACGAGCGGAGGCACCGATCGTGTTCGCCAAGCTGATGGTGAACGTCAAGGGGCCGAAGGCGGGCGAGCCGATCGAATTGTTGCCATTCGAAAAGTGGATGCTCATCAACCTGTTCGGGTTCGTCGATCGCGCTACCGGCGCGCGGCGGTTCCGCCAGGCATCGATCTGGATCGCGCGCGGCAATGGCAAGACGACGCTGGCGGCGGTGCTCGCCTTGTTCGTCTCGTTCACCGAGGGCGAGGGCGGCGCCGAGGGCTACTCGGCGGCGGTGTCGCGGTCACAGGCCACGATCGCGCTCGATATGGCCAAGGCGATGGTGGAAAAGAACCCGGAATTCCGCCGCCACTACGGCGTGCAGGTTAACGCCGCGACGCTATCGCAAGCGCGCACCGGCTCGTCCTTCCGAGCGCTGAGCGCGCACGCCAAGGCGCTGGACGGCCTTAACGTGCATTTCGCGGTACTAGACGAGATCGGCTCGCACCGCTCGTCGGCAATCTATGACGTACTGATCACGGCTTGCGGCAAGCGCTTGCAGCCGTTGCTGATCTCGATCAGCACCGCGACCGATAACGCCACCGGCGTCGGCCGTCAGGTGTGGAATTACACCGAGCAGGTCCTCGCCGGCATTCTCGATGATGACCACTTTTTCGGCGTAATCTATGACGCCGATCCTGACGATGATCCGTGGTCCGAGCGGACCTGGCAGAAGGCGAACCCCGGCTGGGGACCGCTCGTGCAGCCGGATGCGTTGCACGCGCTCGCCCGCCAGGCGCTTGCCTCGCCGGCCTTGCAGGCGGCGTTCCGCACGCGCCACCTTAACCAATGGGTCTCGGCCAATAATGCGCTATTCGATACCGGCGTCTGGGCGGCCTGCGCCGATCCGGCGCTGCGCATCGAGGACTTCAAGGGTGAGCCGTGCTTCGCGGCGATCGATATGGCGACGCGCGTTGATATCGCCGCCGCCGTATTGATCTTCCCGCGTTACGATGCCGAGACCACCAAGACGAGCTATGCGGTATTCGCGACCGCGTTCCTGCCCGAAGCGGCGGTCGATCCATCGCGCAATCCGCTCTATGTCCAGTGGGCCGATGCTGGCGCGCTTGTCGTTACGGACGGCGAGACCACCGATTTCGCGGCGATAGAAGATTGGCTGCGCGCGGCGGCTGCCGAGTATGACCTCCGGGCCTGTGGTTACGATCCTTATGCGTTGATGCAATTTTCCCAGAGGCTCCGCAATGAGGGCTATGTTATGAAAGAGTATCGTTCCAGCACGCTGAATTTTTCCGAGCCGACCAAGCTACTCGACGCGCTGATGCGCGAGCGGCGGATCATGCACACCGGCGATCCGGTGCTCGCCTGGTGTATCGGCAACGTGGTCGGTCACTACGATGCGCGGTCGAACGTCTACCCCAGGAAGGAGGACAACTCGAAAAAGATCGACTCCGCGATCGCGACGATCATCGCGCTCGGTATCTCGATCGCCGATGAGAGAGATGGCGGGGGCTATATCTATACCGGCCGGGATCTACTTGTGTTCTGATACGGAAGGATACGGCAATGAAAGAATGGATAGCGGGCGATCCGGCTTCGTATCGCGGCAAGGTTGTCGGCAATGGGCACTGCGTCGCCTATGTCCGCGAGGCGACCGGGCTGGGCCATACGTCGACCTGGCGGCGCGGCCAGAGGGCACGTGACGGCGGCTTCATGATCGGCACGGCGATCGCGACATTCGACGCCGCCGGCAGATACGAGAATGACACTTCCGGCCGTAGTCACGCGGCTATCTTGGTGGGCGCCGATCCGATCGGCCTGCTGGTCTGGGACCAATGGCTCACCCATCCGGTACAGATGCGGACGATCCGATATCGTGGCGGTACCGGCTCGCCGATCAATGACGGCGATGCATTTTATGCAATTTCGACCGAGGAGCCGGAGACGGCGCGAGCGGCGGCGTGACACGTCAATGACGCTATTGCCTAGTGGGCAACGAGCGTGCACTGTCGCGCCGCTTCCGCCGATCTTCACCATCAAAAAGGGACAAGCACCATGCCATTTGTTCATCTTTCCGGCTGGGTTAGGGCGCGTATGCGTCGTGACCGATGGGGCCGACCGGTCGATCCGGATTATGGGATCGACGAGGGCGACATCGACGGTGGCTTGCCGGAACATCCCGATCAGGGTGGGCCCAGCCCCGGACGTCCCGGTCATGGCCTGCCGCCGAGCTGGGGCGGCGAGCGTCCTGGGCACGGTCTGCCGTGGCCTGGCTACCGGCCGGACCCAGGCTGGGGCGTTGAGGGGCCGGATATCCCCGGTCTGCCCGACGTGCCGGTGCAGCCGCCTGTTATCCCCGGCCGTCCGGGGCATCCGCTGCCGCGTCCGCCGATCCCGGTGGTCGCGACGTGTCCGCTTCCGGAAGGCGTCGAGCTTCCGACTGGCGCACCGCACGAACCGGGCGCCATCTGTGTCGTGGTCGCCAGCAAGTCGCGCAAGCGCGCGCTCGGCTGGCTGCAGGGTGAGTCGTCGCTGCCGGAAGTCGACCCGACTATTCCGGCGCCGGGCCGCCCTGGTGGCGGTCTCCCAGGTGGCTCCGTAACGGTCGGCGGGCACTGGGTCGCGGTCAATGCTGATCCGGAGCATGCCTGTGACGAGGGCCACGACTGCTGCTTCGCGTTCGTATTCGAGATCAGCGCCGATTTCGGCAAGCCGGAAGTCGATCCTACCAAGCGCTAAGGTTCGCGAACCTCGACGGCGGACCGGGTGAGGCAAGCGAAGGGAGGGTGTCCGTCCGGTCCGCCTTGACGGCCCCTCCCACCCTTACCCGCGAGATCGAACGCTAGGCGGTTAGATTGCACCTGTTCGACCGCTTCAGCGCGCTAGCCAAGACGATCAACCAGCCGATACCGGTCTCGGAAGTCGCGCGACGTCTCGGCGTCAGTGAGCGGCACTTGCGGCTTATCGTTCGACGGCGCTCCGGCGATAGCCCCGGTCGGTATCTGCGCGCGTCGCGAATGGCGCGCGCTCGCGCCGCGCTACTTGCTGGCGAGACCGTTACCAGCGCGGCGATCGAGTACGGCTTCTGGCAATTGGGCCATTTCGCCAAGAATTACCGCCGGCAATTCGGCGAGCTACCGAGCGAGACGGTGGATCGCCGGCGCGCGCTGGCTCCGGCCGGGGCTACGCGACGCGGAGGGGAGGGGCCGCTATGATCCTCCGTCCCACCGGTGAGCGGCTTCTACGGCCCGGAAAACCGGGTTTCCGGCCGGCTCGTCCGGCGGCGCGATCGGCATCTCGTGGATACAAGCGTCAGCCGGCAGCAAATACTGGCATTCGCCGGTGCACCACCGGCGCGGATAGCGATGGCAGCGCGGTAGCGGTTGCGGTCGCCGCCGCTCGGCCGGCGCGTCGCTCACGCGTGGCCGGGCGCGTGGAACGGTTTGAACATCGATCGAATTCGCCAGAGCGCCTCGCGCGCCTTGCGCACGTCCGTGAAGGTCGGCGTACGTAACGGCAGAAGCTCGGCCATATCGCCGGCAGCGGTTACCCCGGCCGGTATCGTATCGGGACCAAGGCCGATGACATAACCACCCGCACCGCGCAGGATCGGTCGCGTCGAGATGCGATGGGCGATCTTGCCGGTCTCGTCATCGCGGTAGGTATTGACCAGCGTGAGCATCTCGATGCGATCCGGTGACTTGCTCGGCATCACGCCGTCACTGATCTGTAGCCCGATGCGCATCCAGGCTTCAGACATAACCGTTATCGAAAATGCGGCATTGGCGACGCAGAAGCAGCGAAAGGCCGCGAGGACTACCTCGCGATCGAGCAGCCCGAGGCCGCGCGGCTCGATTACGGCATTGCCGCCCGGCGTGCAGACGATCGCCATCATCGCGATCTCGCCGGTCTCGATGATACGCTGCTCGGACCATTCGAGATCGTGCTTCCACAGGTTAGCGAGGTAGGCTTCGCGCTGCGGGGTCATCGATTGATCTCCCAAATTGCGGCAGCGGCTTCGGTCAAGGCCGCCGCCCGGTCGCCATGCGCCTGCGCAATATCCGGCTTGCCCTCGCGCCGCGCGAGATCGCGCATTAGACGCTCGGCCTCGGCTCGCGCGTCCAGATAGGCTGCGACGTGAGCGAGGGTGAATTGATCGAGCCGGGGGTCATCGCTCATGGCCGCGTCCTCGGCCAGCCGAGCGCCTCGCGGCGATCCTGCTCGTCGAGCACGGTATTGATCTCGGCCAGCCGGTCCCAGGCGCTACGATCGGGCACGCGCGCTGGCGTCCATTGCAATCCGTAACGGCCGATCAGGACGCGGTATTCCGCCTTCGCTTGGTCCTTGGTGAGCTTGCTCATCTTGCCTCCTAGTTGCGGTTGCGGTCGCCTCATAGCCAGACTTCCTCGATCTCGGGCACGTCCGCCGGATCGCGATCGAACCGCGTTAAGCCCAGCGGCAGCAGCCGTCGCAGGTCCGCAAGCGAAGCGTCGACAAGCACGAACCGGGTCGGCTTCGGTTCCGGCAACGTAACGTGCATCCGCGCGACCCACTTGCCGGGATACTCGCGCGTCACCGGTGCATAGACGACCCACATCGGGAGACGCTCGCGCAGCCGCCAGTGCAGCCGCGCCATGTAGTCGCGGTTCGGAACCTTGATCGGATTAGCGCTCATAGCGCCACCGTATGCTGCTGGCGGCGGACCTCGCCTTGCGTCGCGTGACCCCTGGCATGCGGCGCCCACCAGTACACGCCCGAGGCCCTAATTTTGAAGTGCCCCCGGACGAGATGCAGCCGGCTCGGCGCGCGCGGATCAGCGGCCATGCCCGCGCGCCGGCCTAGAGCGCGCGTCAACCGGATATGCACGTGGGTATAGTCCAATAGCGGCGGCTTGCCGCGCCGGGCTCTAGCAGCGTTCAGACGTGGCGGAGCAGGGCGGTTTTCATGCCGCGCGAGATTGCGGCTATTCATCAGCATAAGCGCCGCCCGCAGGAGCACCGGCTCGCCTTTGATATCCAGCGTCGCCGCATTGAGTAGCGCGGTATAACCGGCCCCGCTGTTCGCCTCGGCGAAGTCCATGAACCGCTTCATCATCGGATTGATAACCATTCCGAAGCGTCGGTGATCGTCCATGACGTCGCCGGGCGCCGCGCCACGCAAGCGCGGAAACAATTCCGCCTGCTCGCGCCACCATTGATCGGGCATGCCCACGCCCCATCGATCGGCATGGGTTAGGTCCGGCAACGGCGCCGGCTCGGACCGCCAATCGAACGTCACGGCGAGGGGACAAATATTCGCACCCTGCTCGCCACGACTGTCCTCCGCATGTAGCCACGCATAGATCATCGCGCCGCGTTGCAGGCTGGCATCGGTCTCGATCAGACAGCCGAGCCGCTTGGGCACCGGAGCGTGGCAATCGGTCCGCGTCGACGGATCGCCAGCGAAGCCCCCCGGCCACTCGAACCAACAAAGCCGAAAGGGCAGCTTGGTTAGCGGCAGGGCGCGAAGCTGCCCGCCGATCGGCGAATGCGCGACCGTAAACGCGGACCGCATAACGTCCGGCGACAGATCGAACCGTTGCGCGATCCGCAGCGACTTCGCTAGCTCGGTGAACGCGCCGCCGAACGATCGATCGTTCGCCGTTCCGGCATTCGCTATCAGGTCATCGACGAGCATCGGGGCTGTCCTCCAGCACCGTGCGGGTCGAAAATTCGATCAGCCGGACAGGTATGCCGAGTATGCTAGCGATGCGCTGGGCATATTCGCGCATACTCTCGATACGCTCGCGGTCGGCGCCGATCATCGGCATCGTCAAGTCGCCGAGCGGCATCGAGCACAGTCCCTCGCCGCCGTCCGCTTCCTCAGCGACCCAAGCGTATAGCCGCTCGATCTTCTGGCCCTTGCGAGGATGCCATTCATTCGCCATCGGTCGGCTCCCGCGTCATGACGACACCCGCGTCCAAAAGAACGCGCAGCAGCGGCGCCGCCGTAGCGAGCGGCAACCGCACGTCGAGCCGCAGCCGTGCCATGCCATCGCTATCGACGTGGAACGACAGGACGTCGCCGGACGGCGGCGGCGAGCGCACGGCAGGCTTGCTCGGCCCGACGGTCGGATAGCCGGGCGCGGCGAGCACGGCCGGCAATTGTTCCTGACCGAGTTTCTTGGGGACGAATTCCGCCTCGGGTACGCCCAGCAGCTTGGCGAGCTTGCGAGCGTATTTCGGACCGGGCGCACCCGCGCAGGCGAGCCAGTGATAAACCGTCGCCGAACTACGCTTAAGGCCGATCCGTTCGTGAAGGTCCGGGACCGACCACTGTCGCTCATCAAGCTGCCGGCGGAGCAATATGGCGATGTGTCCATTGCGCGCGATCTGCAACGGCGTCGCCTTTTGCGATCCTCTGATGCCCTGGGTCATGCCACTGCCGCCTCTGCCTTGCGGTTATCCGCGACGACGCGCAGCCGGCCGGCCGAGCGGCCGATACGCGGTGGCTCCTGGCGATGGACGAGCGCATACCAAGCATCGATGTATGCGGCGGTAACCGTCTTGATCCCGGTCCGGTGTCCACCGCCCGCCGCTTTCGCTTCCCAGCACCAGCCGGACATCAGTCGCGGCTCGTCCGCTCGGCGATGCGCGTTCCACCGCTGCGTCATTGTCGCATCAATATAGAAGATGCGGCACTTTTCGTTGACCGCCTCGACCATGTCATTCTTGATCCACATTTGTCGGATTCCCTTCCTGTCGACGTTCAGACGTTAGACGCGGTTTGCCCTTTGGGCAAACTCGGTTTGTCGGCGAGAATGCGCAGCACTTCGGCGTGCGAGATAACCGGAAGCCGGAGCACCGGCGCCGGGACGGCTGGGTCGACGAACGTCGCCAGCGGCGTTGCAAGCCGCGCGCGGCGGTCGATCGGATAGGTCATGAAAGTTCTCCGCTTCGCCGGGGGCCTGATTGCCCTCTCGGCAATCTAGCGGACTAGGGTGAAGCCGGCGAGCGAGCCAGCGCGCGATTGCCGCACGGCGGTATAGGAGCGTTAATAACGCGTGACCGTCGATCACGGTCCGGAGATCGGCTCTTGCCGGCGCGCCGGATCGGCTGGAAAACGCGGCGGAACGGAGGGGGTCCGTAGCGGAAAAGATCGGTCTAATTATGGAAAATGGCCGTTGAAATCATTGGGAAACCTCTAAACTTTTAATCTTGGGGCCGTGGGTTCGATCCCCACCGGGCTCACCAAATAGACCAAAGAAAACAACAACTAAGGAAACCAAAGACGCAACGATCGTTTTCCCGTTTTCCAGTATTTTCCAAAACTCGGAAAACGCTTTCCGGCAAGCCGGGGAGCTTGGCAAGATCGAGCTAGGTTTCGCGACGCGCGGATCATCTCCACCGCGCTATCGCGGAAGCGGCGGACCGGTTGCAGCCGGTCAGCCAGGAGCGGGACCGGTTGCCGCCGGTCCCGCTTTCCGTTTTACCGGCGTCGCCGGCCGCGCTCGGCGGCGAGCGTGACAACGTTGCTGAGCGAGCTTACCGGCGCGCGCTCCCAGGCTTCCATGCCGCTTAGAGCGACCGCCGCGTTGCGCGGCCGATAGACGTTCAAGATCGAGACCGTCGTCTCGATCCGGTGGCCGGTGATCGCCGTGATCTGCCCATCGGCCAGACCGGCTTCCGACATCAAGACGACGGCGGTCCGGCGAAGATCGCGCCGCTGGAGATCGGGCAATTTTGCCTTGCAGCGCGCCGCGTCCCACTTGCGGCTAAAATTGCGCCGTAGCCATTGCCGGCCGGTTGGGCTTGGCACCAGTAGAACGTTATTCGTTTTCTCGGCGAGCCGCGCGCGCAAGAGCGGTTCCAGCAACGTCCGATGCACCGGTGCGTCGATTAGCTCGCTGGTCTTATTCTGACGCAGCGCGATAAAGAGACGACCATCGCGCTCGCTGACGCGGCCGATCGTCATTTCGAGTACGTCGCTTACCCGTTGCGCGGTATAGATCATCAACGCCATCGCGAGCCGCAGCGCCGGACTCTCCGCACTTGCGAGGAACGTCTCGATCTGCTTCGGCGTCCAAAGCATTGTGCGCGGGGTCTCTTTCGCCTTGCGAACCAAGCTAACCGGATTGACCGGCAACAATCCCGGCACGACTTGCCGGAGCACGAGCCGCAATACCGCGAGGGTCTGGTTGCATTTCGCCGGCGTATCTTGCATCGAAGTCTTGAGCAGCTCGACCCATTCCTTGTTGATACCGCGCGCCGGCACATTGGGAAACTGCTCGCGCAACTGACCGAGATACTGCCCATAAATAGTCCGCGTGCCGGGCGCGCGCTCCGTGAAATCTCCGGACCGCTTATACCGGTCGATAAGCTCGCCCAGCGTCGTGAACGCGCTAGAGGGCAGCGTCGCTTCGGCGGCGAGCCGCGCCTCGATTGCCGTCTCGGCAACCGCTCGGTCGCTACCGAGTGCCTTGCCGGTCTTACGATCGAAGTAGTACTCGCGGATCGAACCGTCAGCGAGCTTTGCGCGGACTACCTTGAGTCCGGTTCCGATTGGACGTGACATGACGTAACATCTCCATTGCTTCCGCTGTCGCTGCCTCCACGGAATAATCGGACCCGGTTGCCGCCGGTCCCGACACTCCCTCTAGTCCGGAAGCGCGATCAGCGGCTCTATCTAGCGCAATTCGGTCCCACGTTCCACGCCCCCCGCGCGCGCCCCGGCGAAGCGGCTTCGGCCAGAGACCGGCGCGGACCTCTTGGTCGAAGACATCATCGCTAACGCCCAGATACCGCGCGGCTTCGACGCGGGAGAGATGGCGCGGCCATGACGGAAGCTCGCCAAGGGGAACGCGGGCCATAGCTAGCGGTGCACCGCGAGTACCAGGGCAGCGGCCAAGCCGGCCGCGCCCCGCCCAGACCTGCACACCATGACTAGCCGCGCCTTGCCCTGCCGCGCCGCGCCGGCCTTGCCCCGCCTGGCCCCGCCCGGCCCGGCCGTGCAGTGCCCTGCCAAGCCAAGCCACGCCAAGCCGCGCCAGCCTCGCCATGCCGAGCCTAGCCCGGCCACTCCGAGCCGCGCCGCGCACTGCCCGGCACCGCCCAGCCCCGCCAGCCATGCCATGCCCCGCCAAGCCCTGCCGAGCCGAACCCCACCCAGCGTGGCCAGCCTTGCCTTGCCGAAACGAACCACGCCATGCCCAGACGCGCCGGGCCGGAACCTGCGCTGCCCTGCCGGACCGTGCCAGCCATGCCGAGCTACGCCTGGCCCTGCCTCGCCACGCCTAGCCCTGCCGGGCCGCGCCAGCCTTGCCTTGCCATGCCGTGCCGAGCCTAGCCGCGACTTGACGAGCCGCGACTTGCCAGCCCCGCCGGCCATGCCCGACCTAGCTAAGCCACGCCTGGCCCGGCCACGCCGTGCCATGCCAGCCTCGCCTTGCCCGGCCATGCCGCGCCACTCCGGGACCGGCCAAGCCCAGCCCCGCCTCGCCAGCCGAGCCGCGCCTTGCCAGACCTGGCCGTGCCGCGCCGTGCCGTACCCCGCCAGCCTCGCCCAGCCTTGCCGCGCCATGCCCTGCCCTGCCCCGCCTCGCCAGCCGCGCCATGCCGCGCCGTGCTGTGCCGAACCGAGCCTAACCGAGCCCTGCCCTGCGCGGCCTCGCCAGCCTTGCCTTGCCGCAACGTGACACGCCTTGCCCAGACGTGCCTTGCCCAGCCTTGCCACGCCAGCCTTGCCATGCCAATTCACGCAGCGTCGGCCGCTGATGGGCCTGTCTCTGTCGATCGTTTAATCGCCTCATCGAGCTTGCTTTGCGCCGCTGCTACGAGGCCGCAAATCTCGCCCAGCACACGGTATCGCTTCCGAAACGCGTCAAGATCGCGCCGCGCGGCTTTCATCAACGCAACCTGCAACGACAGACTGCCGACAATCTCCGTCGGCTCATAGAAGCGCCGCCCGGCATCAGCTGTGATCGAAATGAATGCCGGCGTTTCCTCGTCGGGATCACTGTCACTCACCACGTAAATGGAACGAATAATCCCGAGTGACGTAGTGCGCCAATGCGCCTCGGCAGCACGCTGCGTATTCCATTCGTAACAACTATGCAGATAATGACCGCGCTCCTTGGCAGCCCGCCATAAAGCCTCGGGGCGATCTTCGGCCGGTAGCGCTGCGATAATCTCGCCGACCTTCTGCGGGTCTAGGTGTTTCTTGCCTCGCAACGGCACCACGTCGCGAAAGATATAATTTGCCATTAGTCTGCCGCCTCCTGATAGAGTGTCCTGACTTGTGGGATCGGTCCATTGCCGGAACGGAAGCGCGCCCACGACTGCGCCTCCTCTTCGCTCGCCGGATGGAACGCACCCATAACGCCGCTTTTCTCGGTCCGCCACTCACCGATTCCGATCTCCATGCCAGACCATGACAGGAGATTGACCATCGCTTCCTCGGGTACGCGGCTGATATTCACCCGGCCGGTGATGTTCAATGCCCACGGGAAAAACTGGCCGCGATAGATCAAGTTGGCCTTTTTTGCCAAGCCGCTGCCGATCCGGCCCATATCCTCCCGCATCTCTGGCCTTTCGGCGACAATGCGAATGAGCGGCATATCACAGATCGCATCAGCAAGAGCTGGCCGAACGCGGACGATGTCGTGGTCTAGCCAGATGCTCGGGAACACGTCGACCTTGGCGATCCCCCGATTGAAGTGCGCACTTTCACGCATGGCCTTCTTTATCGCTGTGATCGGAAAGCCGTAAGTCTCGTTCCCCATATCATAAAGCGAATTTAGAAAGTCATCCTCTGGGCTGCGTTGCTCGCGTCCCTCGGCTTTGATTTGCTTAACCTGTTTGTCCAGCATATCGCGCCTGGCCTTTTCCGACCACGCATGACAGATCAACGGCGTGTCGCCGACCAGCCAGATGTTGAAGCGCTTTATATTCGGCATCTGTAACTTTACTTCTGCCTCAGCCGCCACAGTCTTTCTAGGTGCTCGTGCCATCATATCCTCCCTAGGTTAACGCGAGTCGTCGTCATCACCGCCCGGTGCCGTGGATCGTGAGCACCAGGGCGGCAATCAATCCGGCGCCGATTAGGGCGATTGCCAGATCGAGCGACCAGCCGCCTACGATGCGCCAGAACCGGCGGCGGCGATCCGTCAGCATGGCCGCCGCGTATGCGCGCGCTGCTGGCTGAGCGCGTCTTGAAAGAACCGCTCGGCCGTATCGCCATCGCCAAGCTCATCGACGCCGCTGATCACAAGCGCAGTTACCGCAGCGAGTGCGTTGAGCGCCTCGAACACTCGATCCTTGCCGATCGGCCCTGTCCGAAGATGGTCGCGGGTCGCGCGCAGCAACTTGATCGTTAGCGCTTCCATCCGCTCGCGGTCGATCGGTTCCGGCCAATTGCTCATTTGCTCCACCTTGCCCTGGCGGCCTTGCTGGCGATCGCCTTGCGCTCGACGGGCGGCAGCACGGCCGCGCGCGCTCGACCGCCTAAAGCCTGCGGACTGGTCGCTAGGGCGGTTTTCCGGGCCGCTGCGGCGGGCTTGGCGGCGGGCGCCTCTGTCGCCGGCCTGGGCTCGATCGCGGCGCGGAGCGTGCTCTCGCGCAAGTAGTACCTAAGCAAATCGTATTGCTCGACCAACGACATCGCTTGACGGCTAAGTGTCAATTCGCACCCGTCGCTTTCCGCGACGCGTTGCAGGGCGTTTATGCCATTCGCCAGCCGTAGCGCGGTCGCCGACATCAGGGCCAGGGCGCGCTCGCTCACCCCGCCATCTCCACTACCAGAGACGGATCAGGTAGCAGCTTGCGCGCCGGGATCAGTAGCTTGACCAGTTCTAGGATACCATCCTCGCCGGCCTCGGCATCTGCGGCCTTCAACAGCGTGACCGAGCCTGCCTTGAACGCCTCGGCGGCCTCGGCTGCGGTAGCGGTCCGGCCTCGGGTAAACCATTCGACGCTGGTCGGCTCGCCCATCGCGATAATCGGCCCGGTCCGCGTGCGTAGGATCGAATAACTCGACGTCATCCACATTGCCATTACGCCGGGGTTGCCCTCAAACATGATCCCGCCGGGCGGCTTGACCGGACCGAATTTTTCGGTCGGCACCCGACGCATAACCGGATTGATCAGGAACGGGCAGACGCGCAAGGCATATTCCGCGCACTCGCGATGCTGCGGCGGCTCGCTCGATACGCGGTTGATCGTACACATGGGGCCTACCGCGAAGGCCAGATGCCGGCCGAGCCTTACGCCGCAAATCCAGCAGAGCTTATGGTTGACGCAGCGGCGCCACTTTACTGGATCGAATAGCGGGAATTCCGGCTTGCCATCGATCCAATGGACAAAGAACGGGACCGGATAGCCGCGATGATCGCGCGGCAACGCCGCGATCCGGTCTGGCATCGGAACGGTTACTAGGGGTGAGAGTGCCATCATCCTGCCCATTGCGTAATCTCAGTGAACACCGCGAAGACACCAAAGCCGGCAGCGATCGCGAGCCATACCCACGCGCCCATCAGAGTGATGCCTGCATGGCTTCGTCGAGTAGCTTCCGCTCGGCCGCGCGCAAGTCGCGCAACACCCCAAAGGTCGCGCGTACACCCTGTAAGCTATGTATGAGCATGCTCTCGCACTTGTCGGCGTCACCGTCCGGCTGGGCTTCGATCCACATGACATAGGCGAGTACCAGCGCGGCGCAGCCTTCCGGCGCGCTCATGCCGGTTTCCTCCAATGCTCTGCTAAACTGCCGCGCTAGCCGGAGACCGGGACTGATAGGTATCGTTGTCATTCGGCTGCCTCGCTCGCCGGCTGGCGGGGTGGAAACATAAATGGCTGCTCGGTCTCTTGCTCAATGCCGCCGCCGACACCGGCGATCACCGGCAGCGAGCTGACGCGCGCCGCGACGTAGCTCATGACGCGATCGCGCGCGGCCGGTTGTAGCGTCGCCAATAGCTGGCAAACCTTGACCATGACTGCCATCTCAGCATCGTGCAGGACTGGGGTTCGCTTGCTCATACTGGTCTCCCTAGTTTCAACTTGCGCGCCTCTATCGCTTCGTCGACTTGCTCGCGGTCGGGCGGGAACAGATCGCGCACCTTGGCGCGCCACTGCGCGTTGTCATCGAGACCGGCGAGCGTTATCCGGTCCATCGTTTCGATCTCGGCGAGTATGGCGGCGAGCGGATCGTCACCCCACTGACCGGGAGACTCGTCGGGCGGCTTCGGCACGAAGCGCTGGTGGGCCTCATACAGTAAGTCATTGATCGTCTTGCGTACCACCGCCGGCGTGTTGGGATTGCTCAGCGTCTTGTTGACCGAGCCGTGGCCACCGATCGCCGTCACATCATTTTCGCTCGCCGCGCTCGCGAGCAGCGTCCGGAGATTGGCCAGCCAGCGCGGTCCGTTGGTTTCCTGTAGTAGCGCTAGCGGATCAGGCTCGCGCGGTGGCGCAGGTTCGCGCGACCGCGTGTGGGGTTCGCCATCTGTATCGGCGTCGATATCGTCGGATAGAACGATATTGAAACACATGGTTAGCAGATAGCGGCGCAGATACGTCACGGACGATCCGACCGATTGGATCGCCGTCTTGTTCGACGCACCGCGCAACCCGACATTATCCGGTGGCGCATCGAGATAGTTTTCCTCGAAATGTCCGGCGCTGTGGGCAAGCAGACAAGTGACCCGTAACCAACCTTGCTGCGGCGATGGCTGCGAGCCGAAGCGTACCGAGAACCCGTGCCTCGTATAGATCGGTCGCATCTGGGCATCGATCGTCGCCAGTTTCGCATAGCGGCTGTTGGTGTGAGTGTTCGTCGCGTCGCGGATGACCGGCAGCATCTCGGCTTGCGCCTGCGCCATCGCGGTATTGAACATTCGTATGGATCGCTCGTGCTGCACGCTCCGCTGCATGTCGAGCAGCGCTTGCAGTTTGCCGATATCGATACTGTCGTCTTGTGCCGCGCGAATGATCGCGGTCTCGATCCGCGCGTCTTCCGGCTCGATGCGGCTGACGACGTTACGCGGTTGATCACCGTCCATAGCTCAGGTCTCCGCTTCCGGTTGCTCGGCGGCTGGCTCGGTATCGTCCGCCGATAGGGTGAGATGCGGCGCGCCGGTTATCGTGATGCTCGGCGCGGCGTTCCCGAGTACAGCGCCATCGACCACGACGCCGACCTTGAGGTCGGCGAGCAGCAGCCGCTTGTCGAGCGTCCGCTCAATGCGGAAATACTCGTCGGGAATTTTTCCTTCGTCGGTGACTACTGCGCTCGGATTGCCGGAACGCTTCATCGAGATCGTTCCGTATGGCGTGATGAACTTCTGGTAGCTCAATACGTCCATCAGATCGAAGATCAGCGAGCGCAACGTCTGGGCGCGGATAACATATCTGCGTGAACGCCGCGTTGCACTAGTCACGATAATTTTCGCTTCATCGGCGCGAAGCTCAGCGAACACGAGTGCGCGCATCGCGCGCCGGATTAGTTGATCGGGATGAACGGCGGTAGGATCGAGACCGATTGCATCGCGGATCGCGTTCTCATCGGCCGCGAGTTCGGGATCGGTCGCGAGCATGAGCCGCGCGCGCTCCCAGGCTGCGACCGATCGCATGACGGTGTCCGGTCCAGGGCCGCGCGGTTCGTCGCTCATCGAATTGCCTCCCTCGTCGGAAGTCGGGGAGGTTAGGACCGGCTTGCCTAAAAGGCAACACACCTCCGCCGATCGATGTTCGATGGCATCCGGTGGCCGAAGTTATCCACAGGAAATTGAGCGGTTCTAGCCCGGTCTGGAGCGTTGACGGCTGTCGCAATTCGTGACCACGATTGCGCTAATGGGCAAGACAGCGTGCGTTGCTTCCGGTCTCATTCAATCAAAAGGCGACGCGGGAGGCGCCCTATGACTTCTTTCGATGGCTCTGGATTACAGCCCCGCCGGACGGTCTCTTACGGCGCTCGGGCGCTTCGGGAGATGGGTCGCCTAACGGCCGAGAAGGCCGCAGCCGTAGAATTAGCTCGGAACCGTGAGCATCAAAAAGAACCTGGAGCAGCTCCGGCTCCATCTCTGGCGTCAGAAGACCCCGGAAAAGGTAATCCATCGACGCGCCGGACGCGTCGCAGATCGTGATTAAAGCGTCAATATTGGGTAAACGGGTGCCGGCTTCCCACTTGTTCAATTGCTGATTGCTGATCCAAAGCTTGCGCGCCCACTCCGCTTGCGTATGCCCGAGGGCGACGCGCAGCCATTGAAGCCGTACCCCGACTGCGGTCAACGTGGCGTCTTTTGCGGATCGTTTGGGCACGGTCCGATTATATCGCCGCATAGCAGGTCTCCCACAAGCCCGGAAAGCGAGTCTTGCCGTTAGGGCAACTGAGCGTAGGCGTATAACGTATTGAGACGCAAATGGGTTCCGCCGCCATGGGTACTCGTACCCAGACAGCTTGACCGTTGCCTACAGGGCAATTAGGGTTCGGCTACCATGTTGCACGCGAAGATCATCGACGACCTGGCGGGGCGGATCGGCACCCAGCAGAAGCTCGCCGGCCGGCTCGGCGTCGATGACAGCCGGCTGTCGAAGTGGAAGCTGGTCGGCATCCCGTCGCGGCACTGGCCGGCGCTCCTGCGGATCGCCAAGCGCAAGGGGATGCGCCTAACCCTCGATCAGATCGAAGCCGCTTCGCCGCTTAGGTCCACCGCCAAGACATCGCGCGCGGCGTAGCCCCGATGTGCCGCACGTCGGCCATCGTGAATCGCCCATTAATATTCCGTGAAACGGTGCGGCGCCGATGAGCAAGCGTCCGCCCTTCCGATTGACCGCGCCGATCGTTCGCGAGCATCCGATCCAGAAGCAGGTCGCCGACGTCCTACGGATCGAGATCGCCCCGCCTGGCAAGGTCAGCCGGCACGGTGTCGTCTGGTTTTCGATCGATATGGCGAACTATGCCGGCGAAGTGCCAGGGGTCCGCATCGGTCGCGGGATCATCGCCGGCATCCCCGATACCTTCGTTCTGCATCGCGGTCGCGCGCATGTGATCGAGATCAAGGCGGAGGACGGAGAGTTATCCACAGCCCAACAATCGGTCGCCGCCGCCGTGCTTGCGGCCGGCGGACGCGTCGGCGTCGCACGCGATGCGTCAGAAACACTGGCCTGTCTCGATCAATGGGAGATACCGCGCGCTCGGCGCGTAAGGGAGGCGGCATGAGCGAGCGAGACCCAATCGTCGCCGAGATCACCAAGCTATGTTTCGACATACGAACGGCGATCGAGCGCGATATGGCTCGGCTTACGCAGACGGTTGCCCACAGTGCTGACGGCACGCGCACGACAGTACGCTTGTCTGTAGAGGACGCCATCGGAGGTCTCGGCGATGCGGTGCTCAACAAGGTTAACCGGGCGTTGAAAATTTCCTCCGACCTGCGCGAACTGGAACGGTCCGTTGCCAATATAAAACGGCGACTTGACGCGATCGAAACGCATTGGGACGAACGGAAGGAGCGATGAGCAAGCTGCGTTGGTCAAAGCTGTGGTGGGGCGATTGGGAAAACGATCCCGCGCTGCGCTTGTGTAGCTTGGCCGCGCAGGGCTTGTGGATGCGGCTGCTCTGCCTCGCCGCGTCATCACGTGTGTATGGACAAGTCTTGGTCGCCGGCAAGCCGCCATCGGTGGCCGAGATCGCCCGTATCGTCGGTGCCCGAGCGGACCAAGTGGGCCGCCTTATAGACGAGCTAGAGTCCCATCAGGTGTTCGCTAGGAGTGATCTAGGTGTGATCCAGAGCCGTCGAATGATGGCCGACTATGAGCAGAGCAAGATGAAGACCGAGATCGGTCGACGTGGCGGAAATCCGGCCTTGACCCGACCTAATCCACCACCTTCCGGCAACGGTCTGGATAACCAAGTGGATAAGCCTCTGGATAACATAGAAGCAGAGGAAGAGTCTAAAGCTGCTTATGCACATTCAGAACCACCCCCCCGACCCCCCCGCCAGCGGGGGGGGCGCGCGCGCGCTTTTGAAAATGGTGGGGGCAGGACGTCCAGCCGCAACGCTTTCGTGGACATGATCGCGGAGGAAATCGATGCCGAAACAGACGACGCACATCGGCGTGGTGCGGAAGTGGTGCCAATCTCTCGGCGTATTATCGGCTGTTAGCATGAGCCGGCAGGATGCCGAGATGCGGCTCGCGGCTTACGTGCCGATGCTGCTCGACCGATTTCCGGACGAGGCGTTCACGACCGCGTCGCTGCAACACGTCGCCGCCCGCGCGGTCAAAGGGTTCCCGACGTACGGCGAGCTTGCCGAGTGGCTCAGCGACTGGTGGCGTGACAACCGTCCGCGACCGATCGCGATCGTTGCGCCAGCAACGCCAGCAACGCCAGAAATACCGCCGCCGACGCCGGAACAGATCGAGCGCGTGCACGGCTTGGTCCGCGAATTCGCCGGCGCGTTGCATGGCGCGCCGCTTTACGCCGAGCCGCCGAGCCGGCCGCATCCGCGTGTCCTGTCCCCCGCCCAACTAGCCGAGGCATACCGCCATGCGAACATCAACGCCCCCGCTCGATCCGCGACCGCTGCGCCAGACGCATCCGCCGCGCCTATCGATCCCGACGCCGCCGATCCAGCAACGGAAGATGACGCCGCCGCGTAGGATGTGTGCGCTGTGCTCGCGCGTCCGGTCCTGGTGGCGCGGGGTCGGCCGATGATGTCCGCGCGCGATCGCCAGGCCAGGCGGCCGGACATCACGCCGGCCGCGCTGCATGACGCGATGCAGCGCGTCGGCTTCGTGCAACGCTCGCCGCGGAACTTCGCCCAAGCCGAGTGGACGCACCCCGATACCGGCGAGCGGCGCTTCGTCTGGTGGCGCGACGAGCGGACGAGTGCCGCCTTCGGCCGTATGGTGGGCGAGCTAGACGCCGGCCGCGAGTGGTGCGGGACCAACCGGCGATGACTGCCCCGCTTCTTGGAGGACTGGTAATGGCAACCGAGCAAATCTATCCCGAACCGCTGTTGCAGTTCTTCGCCTATGAGCATCTCCCCGAGCATCTGCAAAAGGTTTCGGCGCCGTTTTGTATCCTGGCGTCTGCCCTAGTAGCAACCCTGCCACGCAATCCGGAACGTACGACGGCGTTGCGCAAGCTGCTCGAGGCGAAGGATTGCGCGGTGCGTGCCAAGCTCTACACGGGGGCCTGACCGTCGCCATGAGCACCGGCCCGTCCGAAGCCTACCGCCAGCACCACGACGTTACCGCGCCGCAGGTTGACGCCCGCGCGTTCCGCCAGGGCTGGCGGGTCCGCTCGCGGCTCGACGTGCTGCTCGATGAAGGCGCGATCGAGCCGCGCGACTATGAGGCGGCGGAGACGTTCCGGCGCGATTGGGAGATCGCGTTCAGCAACCGGGCGCCCGCGCTGATGACGTTCCGGTCGCCGTCGCTCGGCCGCGTCGGCGCCGGTCCGGTCGACCGGCTTGCCGCGCTGGCGCGGTTGCGGCGGGTCGCCGACGCGCTCGGTCCGTTCGATTGCAAGCTGCTCGAACAGTGCTGCGTGCTCGATCTCGCCTGGGTGGCGATCGGCCGGACGCATCAAGTCGCCGATACCACCGCGCGGCGGTGGACGATCGCCGCGCTCAAGCGGCTCGGCGCGCTTCCGCCGCCGGAGCGGCTCGCGCGCCAGCTAGGCGAAGCCGGAGCGGCTTCCGGAGACCGCGCCGCTACTACCAAGCCGGGAACGCCGCCGCGCCGCGTAGCGGCTTCCTAGCGGCTTCTAGAGGGGGGTCGGGATCGGGGGAGTTGCCTTGTCGGCGGATTTTACGCGCCCGCCGCCGGCCGTACGGCGGCAATCCGGGGGCGCCGCGATCCCGACCGGATCAAGCCGGGTTTGAGCGTCGGAGAATTTTACACATAGCGAAGCCGCCGGACCGGCGGTTTCGGGTAACCTATTGATCCGCCACCCATCCGCGATCGAGCACGCATCCTGCATGTGGTTGCGCGCGCACGACGCTTCCGTCTCGCGCAATCAACCGGAGATAGCCGATGTCCCGTCTAAAAATGACGCTACTCGCGACTGCCGTGCTCATTGCCCTACCGGCAACGGTCAATGCGACAACCATCCTGACGATGGGACAGGCCGGCACCGCCGATACGATCCACGCCGTCGCCAACGGCGCCGGAACCTCGACCACGATCACCGGCACCGGTGTCGGAATTGACATCACCCAGATTGACGCGGCGGTGGCGGTCCCGACGCCCGCGCTGCTCGATCTCTCTGCCACTAGCGTCGGCGTTGCCACGATCGCCGCTGGCCACGTCGAGCAATCGTTTGACGGCACGTTTTCGATCCACGAGGGCGCGACCAACTTCCTCAGCGGATCGTTTACCGATGCGGTGTTCGGCATCGGCGACTCGCTGTCGCTTACTGCCGCCAACCCACCCGAGTCGGTCACCTTCAATTCGAGCGTGATTGCGGCTGACCTGCTCGGCGCACCCGATGGCCTGGCGCTGAGCTTCATCAACGTTGCGCCGGGCGTCGGTATTGACGGTACGACGCTGGCATCGTTCTCGTCCTCGATCGCCGGCAATTTTTCCGCCTCGCCCGTTCCCGAGCCCGCCAGCTTGGCGCTGCTCGGTCTCGGCCTTGCCGGGCTTGGTTTCGTCCGCCGTCGCTCGGCGACCTGACGGCGACTGGCCTGTGAAACAGTCGGCCGAGCTTGTTTCACAGGCCGGTTGCGGCCGTCCGATTCGCCGGTCCACCGAGTCGCGTTCCACGTGGAACACAACACGAACTGAACTACCGATTGCAGCCCCGCCGAGTTGGGTCTAACAATTGTTCATCGTCGCGAGCGGTGCGAGCGGTTCCCCTTTTCCGCACCGAACAGCGATGCCTCGGATTAGTCCCTACCTCCGGTCGGTCTGGGTCCATTATCGGTAACGGTTATCGATACCTGGGCCGGCCGGTTTTTTGCTGCGGGAGCAATGCTGCCTGAGCCACTGACGCGCGGCGCCGTCATCTTCTATGCCGAGCGGACTTTCATCATCTGGACGCACAGGCCCGACGGCATCGCGCTCGGACTGTCCGTCAGACCGCAGACCGGTCCGCGTCATCGCTCGCACGTTCCGATTTCCCAGAATGACTGCGAGCCGCTCGGTCTCCGGCGGTTCGCCTCGATCGTCGCGACCGGCGAGCCGCTGATCGCGATCCCCACGCAATCGCTCGTGCTCGGTCGCGCGCCGGCTTCGCTCCTGGCACAGATCGCCGAGACGATCCGGCGGGCTGACTTCGCGGATCGCTTTGAGCGCCAGATGACCCCACCGCTGACGATGACCGCCGAGGCATTGGCGTGAGCGCGCGGCGTCCGGCGAAATCAACGCCGGCACCGCAGCCGCAGTGGCCGGCCGATCGCGTCGAGCGCTGGCCGATCGAGCGGCTAATCCCGTACGCCCGCAACGCCCGGACGCACAGCGATGCCCAGGTTGCGGCACTGGCCGCCTCGATCCGCGAGTGGGGCTGGACGATGCCCGCCCTGGTCGACGAGGCGGGTACCTTGATCGCCGGCCACGGCCGCGTGCTTGCTGCGCGGCAACTCGACATTACCGAAATCCCGACGATGGTCGCGCGTGGCTGGACCGAGGCGCAGATCAAGGCATACCGGATCGCCGACAATCAATTGCCGACGCTCGCCGGCTGGGATCAGCAATTGCTCGGTGTCGAGCTTGCCGAGCTGCAGGGTCTCGGTGCCAACATCGAATTGATCGGTTTTTCCACCGGCGAGGCCGACAAGCTGATGAACGGTCCGCAGGCACCGAGCGAATTCGGCGCGTATGACGAGACGATCGAGACCGAGCATGTCTGCCCAAAATGCGGGTTCCGGTTTTCCGGTGGCTCGGCGGCGCGGACCGAGGAACCGGACGATGCCGCGTGAGAATATGGGCCGAGCGATCGAGCGGCGTGCCGTGGGCGAAATATCCTACCGACAAGACGCGGCACTTCCCTGGTATCGCCCACGAATTCATCGACGTAACGAACCAGCCATTTCCGACGATCGATGCGGCGCCGCGGTCGCGGATCATGATCGAGCGTAACGGCTCGCCGCCTCGTCCGGCCCGCGCCGACAAGCTGCCGTATCGCATTCCGTTGATGGCCGAGATCGCCGCGCTGCCATTCAATGGCTACCGCGCCGTATCGACCTTCAGCGGTTGCGGCGGCTCGTCGCTCGGCTATCGCATAGCCGGCTTCAAGGTCGTCTGGGCCAACGAATTCATTCCGGCCGCCCGCGATACCTACCGGGCCAACTTCCCCGAGACCCGGCTCGATGCGCGTGACATCCGCAAGGTCGAGCCGGAGGAAATACTCGACGCCGCCGGCCTGCACGCTGGCGAGCTTGATCTGTTGGACGGCTCGCCGCCCTGCGCGAGCTTTTCGATGGCCGGCAAACGTCAGCGCCACTGGGGACAGGTCAAGCGCTACTCGGACAGCAAGCAGCGGACCGATGATCTGTTCTTTCAATTCGTCCGGCTGCTGCGCGGTCTACAGCCCCGCGTGTTCGTCGCCGAGAATGTTTCGGGTCTGGTCAAGGGCGTGGGGAAAGGGTTCTTTCTCGACATCCTCGCGGCGCTCAAGGATTGCGGCTATCGCGTCGAAGCCCGGCTGCTCGATGCGCAATGGCTTGGCGTGCCGCAAGCGCGGCAGCGGTTGTTTTTTGTCGGGACGCGGCTCGATCTCGCGACCAAGCCGGCCTTTCCGGCACCGCTCGCATACCGCTACAGCGTCCGTGACGCGCTGCCGTGGATCGGCGCCGTCGAGTGCGCCAACGGGTTCAACGGCCACGCTATGGCGTCCGCGAGCGTGCCGGCCGCAACAGTCCAGGCGCGCCGGTCAGTCAAGATCAGCACCGCGCACCGGCAGCGCTCGGTCGACGAGCCGGCGCCGACCGTGCAGACGCACAACCGACCGCACACGCAAAGTGGGATGACGATCGAGACCGAGGCGGATATGTCGCGGTATGCGGTCGGCCGCGAGCTTGCCAAGCTCGGCCAGGGCGAGCAGTCCGAGCGGTATTTTCAGCTTACGCGCGCCGCGCTCGATACGCCGTCCGGAACCATTACCGCCGAGGGCGGCAAACCGCACCTTGCCTCGGTCGCGCATCCGACCGAGTGCCGCAAGTTCTCGATTGCCGAGCTTCGCGCGATCTGCGGCTTTCCGGCTGACTTCGTGCTGACCGGAACCTATGCGCAGCAATGGGAGCGGCTCGGCCGCGCGGTGCCGCCGCCGATGATGGCCGCGCTTGCCGCGACGATCCGCGATCGCGTTCTAGGGCCCACACGCAGCAAGGGCGCGGATTGCTCCGCGCCCTCTGTCGGTCGAGCGGCATGACCGGCTTAGATCAGCCGATAAATTGCTTTAGCAAGATGGCGAACACGAGCGGATACAACGTGCCGACCATCCACTTGAGGACAGCCAGATCGCGCTTTATCGATACGACGTCGTCATCGCGTCGGCTAAGCGCTTCCGCAGCTTTCAGGGCCTTGTCCTCCGGTATATCGATCGCGCGAAGCGCCTCATACACTTCGGCTTGCAGGTTACTCATCGGTTGCGCTCCTGGCAATATGATCGGCCTAATAGGTGAACTCGCGCCGGAAGACGCGGAACCGGCGGCGCCACGGAACCGGAGTCCGTCCATCCTCAGCCTCGAACCATTCGTAAATAAGCCGGAAGGGTCCGAGATCGAGCCACGCGTCATCCTGTCCGACGCGGAATTGGAATTTCCACTGCATCGCGGTTGTCCTCAGTTGAAAAACGAAGCCGCCGAGTCGTCCGACCCGGCGGCTTGCTTCGGTTCAGCACGTTACGCGGCGAAATACCGGAGCGTGCCGTCGACGCGCTCCTTGCGGACCTTGAACGGCGCGAGCGCGATCGCCCGCGAGATCGTTCCGCCGGCCCTTGGCCAGCCGAGCTTTTTCGCGATCTCGGCGGCCGTGACGCCGGCCTTGGCGGTCTCGATCATGCCGATGATCGTCGCCTTGGCGCCGGTCACCAGCGGTCCGTCCTTGGTCTCCTGGGCGGTCGGCTTGCCGCCCTTCGCGGCGATCGCCTTAGCGAGCGTTACCGGCTTCGCGGCCGGCTTGGCGCTCGCCTTGGCAGGCTTCGCGGCCTTCGCCTTGCTCGCCGGCTTGCGCCCGGTCAACGCGGCCGGGATCGACTTGCCGGCGGCCTTGAGGGCGGTCCGCTCGGCATCGTCCGTCTTGGCGGCGGCGATACCGGCAGCGGCCGGGTTCGCCTGGACGGCCTTGGCGGCAATCCCGGCCTTGCTTTTCGCAAGAGCCGCTTCCCACCGCGCGTCGGCGCGAGCCTTCGCCGCAACCCCCTTGGCGCTGAGCTTGGCGGCCTTGACGTTGCGAGCGGTATTGTTCACTGTGTTTGCCATCGTTGTGTTCCTTCGGTTTGCGTTGCGAGGCGCCGTTTCAGCGGCGCCTCGATTGTTTTTTGCCGGGTATCGTCCGCTACTGCCAGGGCAATCGCAGCTGACTGCTGCGGAATTCACCTAGATGAACGACGCGCCAGGTTTTGCCATTCCGGCAAACTGGACCTTCGACGATACCGGCGTAGCGGCCGGCTTCGATCGCCATGTCCGCGAAACATTGCCGTGGTATGATCTCGCGACCGGCGCGGTCGCGCATGTCGCGCGGCACTACATTCCGAACGGCGGACTGGTTTACGATCTCGGCGCGGCGACCGGCAATATCGGCCGCGCGATCGCGCCGACCCTGCTGGCACGACAAGCGCAGCTGATCGCGGTCGAGCCGTCCGCCGAGATGGCCGCGCAGTATCGCGGACCGCAACCCGAGCGGTTGCTCGTCGAGCGGGCCGAGAACGTGTTTTTCGATCCGTTCGATGTTGCGATTGCGTTCCTCACCCTGATGTTCGTCACGGTTCCCGAGCGCGCGGCGTTGCTCGATCGACTGCTCGACGCGATGCGGCCGGGCGGCGTGCTGATCATCTTCGACAAGTGCGAAGCGGAAACCGGCTATCCCGGCACCGTGCTGTGGCGGCTCACGCTCGCCGGCAAGGTGGCGACCGGCATCGAGCCGGACGAGATCATTGCGAAAGAGCTTTCACTGAGCGGCGTGCAGCGACCGCTGCCGAGATCGCTGCTACCGGCGCACGCGCTGGAATTCTTTCGGTTTGGCGAATTCGCCGGCTGGCTGATCGAAAAGGAGCATAGCAGATGTCCCCAGGTCCAATGACCACCGCGCATCGCGGCGGCGACTTTTACCGCGTCGGCCAGCCGATCAATCCGGCCCGCGTTCCGCGCATGAATGACGCGCCGGTCGGGCCGCTACCTGCACCGGCGCACCAGGGACGCGGCGGTGCCTCGCTCGCGCTCGCCGATCGGATTATCGCGCAGTCGCTCGCTGCCAGACCGGTGCAGCGCGAGGACGTCACGCCCGAACTGGAACCGGACAACCCCTCGTTGACCACGGACGAACCCGGCGAGGACTGGACCGACAACGAGGACGTTACCGACGAACTGGAACCGTTCGACCCGACGATCCAAAGCGCGCTGGGAAGCCGCGTGACGGTAACCGGCGACGAGAATTCGGTCACGATCACCGCTGAGGACGGCGAGATGATCGTTGCAGTCACCGAGGACGACCACGGCAATATCGAAGTCGAAGTCGAGGACACGTCCGACGTGCTGCTGTCGCCGTGAGCGCGGGCCTAGAGCGTAACCATTCGCCCGTCGTCAAGCAGGCCGAGATCGGCCCGCTCGACGAAAACCGCATGGCGCGCTTCGTCGCCTCGACCAATCGCATCGACCGCTACGGCGATATCATCGAACAGGAATGGGACCTGGCGGACTTCTGGCGCAATCCGGTATTCCTGTGGTCGCATAACAGTTGGGGTATGCCGATCGGCTGGGTGCGCGAATTCGAGTCCGACCGGGACCGCACCGAGACCGTCGCGAAGGTCGAGTTCGCGCCCGAGGGTCACGACGAGTTCGTCGACAAGCTGGCGCGCGCCGTAAACCTGCGACTGATCCGTGCCGTTTCTGTCGGCTTCGTGCCGATCGAGGCGGAGGATCGGCTGGACGATCGTGGCCGCTGGGACGGTTACCGCTTCCTGCGCTCGCAACTGATCGAGCTATCGCTCTGCACTGTTCCAGCCAATCCCGATGCGCTCGGCTTGGCTAAGTCGATCGATAGCTCACCTAAATTCCTTCGGCGGTTGTTCGCCGATGGGGTATTCCGCGCTACCGCCAGTGGATCGCCTGCCCCGCAGACCGTGGGCAAGTTTGTCCAACGCGATCTCGCTCTGGCCGACTTGGCGCGGGTCAAGGGCACGTAGTCGTGTCATTGCCCGGTGTCTCGGGCGCTGCTCAAGGTCACAGTCTATGACGACGCTTTCGCAACGTATCGCCGCGCTCAACACCGAACGCGGTCAGATGGTTCGCACTTACGAAACCGCACTACAGCCGGCACTCGATGAAAATCGCGACATCAATGAAGCCGAGACCGCGACGATCAGCGAATGCCGCGCCAGGATCGACACTATCGACCAGCAGCTTCGCCACTGGACCGAGGCCGAGACTTCGCTCACGCGCTCGGCCGCACCAGCGTCGGGGAACGTGCCCGGCAATACGCCCGGCACGTCGCTTGTGCTGCGGACGCAACGCGCCAATCCGGTCATAACGGGGGAGCGACGCGACGCGTTCCGTGGTGCCGACTTCACGCGTATGGCCATCGCCGTCGCGGTCGCCGGTCAGTGGAACGCAGCCGAGTATGCTCGGATGCGTTGGGGTGATGACGAGCTAGGTGATTGCATCCACCGTAGTGCGGCAATGCAGATCCGCGCCCCGGTGCCGCCGATGGCGACGAACGACGGCGCACTCGGGAGCGGCTTCATCACCCGCTTCGAACGGCTGGCCGAGGAATTCATCGAGATGCTGCGCCCTATGCTAATCGTCGGACGGATGCCCTCGATGCGCCGGCTTAATTTCAACAATAACGGCCAGTTGCTTATCCCACGGCAGACCGGCGGCGTGGCCGGCGGCTATGTCGGGGAAGGTAATACGATCAGGGTGCAGCGTCTCGCCTTCGCCCAGATGCCGCTGGTGCCTAGCAAGCTGGCGGTGATAGTTCCGCAGACTACCGAACTGTTGCGGCGGTCCGATCCACCGACTGAGATGCTAATCCGCGATGATATGCTGGCCGGCACGGCGCGGACCGTCGACTCGTTTTTCTTCTCGACGATAGCGGCGAACGCGCAAGGCGCCAACCCGGCCGGTATCCTGTTTAACGTCACGATGAACCCCGACGGCGGGATCGGCGCCGACCCAAGCGTCGCCGATGTCACGACCGCACTGAAGGGGATGATCCTAGCCCTACGCATGCAAAACGTTCCGATGCTGGCGCCGGTCTGGATCATGAATGCGCGGACTAAGGAGTTCCTCCGGTTGCTGCGGACCCAGGCAACCGAGATATTTGCGTTCAAGGCCGAGATCGATGCCGGCACCTTGCTCGGCTACCCGATCGTAGACTCGACGGCCATTGCGATCCCGTTCCCGCCCGGCACGGGTTTGCAGACTGCCTACGCGCTAATCGATGCATCGCAACTGATCTGGGCCGACGATATGGGACCGGTTATCGACGCATCAACCGAGGCATCGGTGTTGCTCGATGACGGCCCGCCGCCGCTACCGCCGACGCCACCGCCACCGCCTTACTATTCGGCGTTCCAGAACGACATGGTGTTTATGCGGCTGCGCATGTCGCATACCTGGGCACGCCGGCACGATGTCGCGGTCACCTGGGCACTGACCGAGGAATGAGCGCAACGGCGGGAGATTGGCGACGGTCTCCCGCCGTTCCCATCCAATAGGTTCCGCAATGAATATGACCTATCGCACCGTCTGGGCGTTCCAGTATCGCGGCACACCGCTCGACCTGGGCACCGTTATCACGCCGGAAACTGAAGTGGACCACCACGAAGTGCAGCTTGGTTGGAATATCGGCAGCGTGGCGCCGGTCGACCCCGATGCGCCGGTCGATCCGCCGCCGATCGACCCGCCGCCGGTTGATGGACAGCCCGAGCAGCCGATCGAACCGCCGCCGGCTGATGAGCAGCCCGGCCATCCGGTCCAGCCGATGACCAGCCACGATGCGCCGGTCCGCGCGCCAGTGCGGCCACCGCCAGGACGCCCTGCCGGACGCCGCTAGCATGGCACTGCGTGACTTCATCACGCGCGTAGGACTACGCGTCGGCCGGATGCTGACGCGCAATGCCTGGTGGCCGAGCACGCCACCGATGCAGTGGGGACCGACGTGGTTCCAGAGTGGCTACCCGTCGCCGAATACGATGCCGCCGCTGCTCGCATTCCCAGCGGTCTACACCTCGATCGATACGATCAGCAGTGATATCGCCCGCTTGCCGATCCGGCATTACAAGGGGGCCAGAGGCGATCGGACCGAAGTGGAAAATTCCGCCGCACTGCGCGTGCTGGACAAGCCGAATGGCTACCAGACCCGGTTCGATATGATGAAGCAGTTCGTGGCGTCACAGCTCTATCGCGGCAGCGGCTACCTCTATGCCATGCGCAACCGGCGCTATGAGATTGACGAATTACACGTGCTGTTTCCTGACCACGTGTGGCCGTATCGCGCGGGCAGCGAGGTATTCTATCAGGTCGGTCCGCAACCGCTCGCCGAGATCGATGTCCAGCGGATGCTGACGACGCGTGAGTGCCTGCACCACCGCATGCTGACGCTGGCCGATCCACTGATCGGGATTACACCTCTGATGGCGGCGGCGCTATCGACTTCCGCCGGCATGGCCATTCTCACGCAGTCGGAACGGTTCTTCAATCAGATGGCGCGGCCGTCCGGCGTGCTGCAAACCGCCGGCAAGCTCGACCCGCAGAAGGCGAACGAGATCAAGGATCGCTGGAACGCGGTCTACAAGGGACCGAGCAACGCGGGCGACGTTGCCGTGCTGGAACAGGGCCTCGAATGGAAGTCGCTGGCGATGACCTCGGTCGACGCGCAGCTTATCGAGCAGCTTCGCTATACGGTCGAAGACGTTGCGCGGGTCTATCGCCTGCCGATCTTCATGCTCGGCGATCTCACCAAGGTGTCCTACAACTCGTCCGAACAGCTTGTGCGGATCTATTATTCCGGCTGCCTAGTCGCCCATATGGTCGCGATCGAGGACAAGTTCACTCAGTTCTTCGATATGAACGGCCGCACCGAATGGCTGGAATTCGATACCGACTATCTGTTCCGCACCGAGATGCAGGCACGCGTCGAAGCACTCGCGCGATCGGTCCAGGGCGGGCTGCGCACCCCGAATGAAGCGCGCGCGGTCGAAGGTCTCAATCCGGTAACGGGTGGCGATCAGATTTTCATGCAGCAACAGATGGTCCCGGTCGAAGTGCTCGCGACACGCACCGATCTAACCAGCAAGCCACCGACCAGTGGGCCGAACCCGCCACCGACACCGACCGCCGCGCTGGACGCGCCTACGCAGCTTGCGCTGCCGGCACCGGCACTGTCCTCGGACGCATTGCGCGACGCGTTGATGGGCGAGGTATTCCGCGACGCGCCACCGCGCCGGCTACTCCCGAGCGCCGAGCGCCGCACAACAAGGCATGTGATCCATGGACGGCGATCGCGCGCTGCTTGATCCTGCAACCGAGGCAGTCGTCCGCGCAGTCGCACCAGTGCTGGTGCGGCTGCGCGAGGATGTCCAGGCCCGGCTTGATGCTTTCGAGGCGGCGCTTGCCGACCGGCTGACCGAGCGCACGGCACAGGCCGATGAGCTGCTCGACGAGACCCGGCGCCGTGCCGAAGACGCGATCCGGCAAAGCGCGGAAGCGGTGCGCTCGCTGCACGCCCTCGTCGTGCAGGAAACCCGCGCGATGCCCGACCGGTTGATGGCGCTGTTCGCCACGGCGCCGCGCCCGCGTGATGGTCGCGATGGCCATCTGACGATCGCGCATGCCCACGTTGCCGGCCGCGTCTACGACCCAGGCGAGATCGCCCGGCATCGCGGCGGCACCTGGCAGGCGATTGACCGCACGGCCGAGACCCCAGGCCCGGACGCGGCGACCTGGCGCATCATCGCCGATGGCGTGGCCGGGATTGATCTCGTGCTCGACGAGGCGGAGCCGCGTTCCGTGACGCTGGGCATCGATCAGAGCGACGGCTTGCGGCGCGAACTGCCGATGCGGTTCCCGATCCCCATCCACCGGCGCGGCTATCGCGGCGACGGCGTCTATGTGATGGGCGACGAGGTCGCGGTCGACGGCAACACGTGGCGCTGCGTCGTTCCGGCTGCGGATACCGCGCCGCCGTCCGATCAGTGGGCACTCGTGGCGCAGCGCGGCGGACGCGGTAAGCAAGGCGAGCGCGGCATACCAGGCGAGCGTGGCGTGACCGGCGCGGCTGGTCGTGATGGCATACCGGGACCGCGTGGGGAGGTCGGTCCGCGCGGTATCTCAATCAAGGGCGTGCGGCTCGATGCGCCCGGCATCATCACGTTTCAATATGAGGATGATAGGGTCTCGCCGCCGATCGATGTCACCACGATGCGCTACGTCGGCGCCTATACACCAGGCGAAACCTACGAGAAGGGTGACATCGTTCGGCTCGGCTATCATCTCTGGATCGCCCGCGAGCGCACTGATTCAGTGCCGCACAATACCAACGAAGCGTGGTCGTTATTCCTGCCGGGCGTTGAGGCGGCAACCTTTGTCGTGAAGACCGGCGACACGATGACGGGAATGCTGACCTTGCCCGGCCTTCCGACCCAGCCGGGGCATGCGACTAGCAAGGCGTATGTCGATGCGATTGTCGGCGCGCGGCTAACCTATCAAGGGACGTGGCAGGTTGCCGCCAACGATCCTGACTTGACTGCACTCACCAGCAATCCGGGCGACTACTTCACCGCTGTTACAGTCGATCCGTCGCTGCCCGAGATCGCGCCGCCCGAGATCGCCGGCATCGGTGGTCGCGTCATCAGCAACGGCGACTATGTAATCTGGAGTCACGAACTCACCGAGTGGGAGCAGCTTAGCGGCGGCGGGCTGACGCGCATCGAGGCTGACCAACTCTATGTGTTCAAGGCCGGCGATACGATGACCGGCAACCTGCGCGTGACCGAGCCGATTAGCGGTCCTGGTGCCGAGGTCGTTCTCACGAGTGCTTTCGGCGATGCCGGTATTGCATTGCGTGGAACTGAACTAGCGGCGGTGCGTTTTGAGGCAGACGGATTGCGGCGATGGATGATCGGCACGACTGGCCTGGGGCAAGGCAATTATGATCTTAGCTTCGTCCGTTACGTGAATGGCTTTGCGGAGGACATCCCAATCCGGTTTCTGGCCGATGGGAAGTTACAGATCAACAGCGAAGTATTCCTGCACAAGGACGGCGACCAGACCGGCGTAGCTCCAAGCCTCCGCTGGGCCGATGATCTCGGCAATCTCGCCTGGATTTATGGCGGACGATCAGCAACCGTCGGCGGGCCAATACTGATCTTCCGGGTGGAGAACGTGCCGGCCGATGACGGCACGCCGCAGGGAGCAGAGACGTTGATGCGCACGCGCCCGCCCGATGTCCTCGGCGAGCCGCCGCATCTCGAATTGATGATCGATCCGGCCGAGCCGCAAGACGCGGCGACCAAGCGATACGTCGACGATCTGAATGATCTGCTGCCTGGCGCGTATGTGGCCAAGGTCGGCGATACGATGACGGGCGAGCTTGTGGTCCAGGGTCAACCTGGCACGACTTCAACGCTCAGTTTCGGCAGGCTGTTTCTCGACACGATCGCCGGGCAAGCTCTGCTAAGTCTAACCAGTGCAGCTTGGCAACGTATTCTGTTGGCGACTCCTGGCGCGGCACACAATTGGAGCATGGACTCTGGCTTAGTGCCGGCGACCTATCCGCGCGGCGCCGGCTTTTATTTGGCAAGAGAATTGCAGAATGGCGACTTAATCGATGGGCCGATTTTCGTCAGTGAAGCTGATGGCCACGTCGAACTGCAAGCGCCGAGAACAATCAGCGGCGATCCGGTCGGCGATGATGATCTAGTGCGCAAGGCGTATGCGGATCAGTTCGTGATCAAAGCCGGCGATATGATGACCGGCGACCTCAATTTTGACATGAACTCGCCGATTCTGCCGATTAATCGCGCGCCCGGCATCATATGGGAGACCGAGCGTTTCGGCGTTTTCGTTGCTGCAACTGCTGGCGTGACTGGGCTTTGCCTGCAAGCAGATCGTCATAACCATCTATACGTTGTCGATGAATTCGTGAACACCGCAGAGGTGCTGAACGAGCTAAGCGGGATCATGCGTCGCGGCGGTGATCGTGGCGAGATGACCGGCTTTCTAACGCTCCACGCCGATCCGGTGGCGGACCTGCACGCGGCGACCAAGCAATATACCGACGGGCTATTCGATCGCGGGCCGGACCTGTTCGTCAGCAAGCTCGGCGATATGATGACCGGCAACCTGGTCGTGCGCTTCCAAGATACCGGGCCGTCATCGTCGGTATCGCTTGGCACGATCGCCGGCTCGGTCGCTGCGTTGCAGCTCGACGGGATCGATGGTGAGCTATTACAGTTCGCCCGCGAGGGGTCGGGCAAATGGTCGTTCGGCGTTACCACGCTGGCCGGGCTGGCCGAAGACCTCACCATCGTCCGCCATGCCGCTGACGGATCGGTCGCCGACATCCCGCTGCGGATTGGTCTAGGCTCGGGCCTGATCACAGTCGCCAATCAGGTCCGCACACTCGCCGGCGATCCGATCGATGATAACGATCTCGCCCGCAAGTCGTATATCGATACGCTTGCGACATCGCTGATCCGCTATCAAGGTCTGTGGCAAGTCGCGGCGAACGATCCGGACCTAATCGCCTGGCCGGCGGCGGCAGGCGATTACTTCATTGCGGAAACGGCTGATCCGCAGATTGCCGAGATCGCGCCCCCCGGCATTCCCGGCATCGGCGGCCAGACGATTTTCAACCACGACTGGATTATCTGGTCGCAGACCTTGGGCGAGTGGGAGCATTTGACAGGCTCGGGCGGCGGGCTGACACGACCCGAGGGTGACGCCCGCTATCTCATGCTGGCCGGCGGCGATATGCAGGGTTATCTGACCCTGTTCGATGAGCCGGTCGCGGACCTGCATGCAGCGACTAAGCGGTATGTCGATACCCGCCAGACGCGCGACTGGGCGGCCGGCTTGAATATCGCGGCCGGCGAGGTTGTGCGCTGGGATAACATGCTGTTTCGTGCCCGCCTCGCGATCCCATCAGCGCCGGCAACGCCCGACTATGCAACGCTCGATCTCTATGGTTACAATCAAGGTGACTACTGGCAGGGCACGCCGTCGCCGACTAATTATACCACCGGCAACTGGATGCTGCTGGCGACGGTGCCTACCTATGGTTCGTTCCGTTTACAGATAGACACCTTTGGCAACTCGGCTGATGCCTCGTTCATTCTCGATATCACTACCACGTTCAATGCAGCGTCGGCCTCCGTATCGATGGCGCGCAATCCGGCCGGTTTAGTGTTCGATCAGTTCCGGCTCAGTGACACCGCCTCAAATGGTCCGAAGCGCCTAGAGGGGCGCCTTCGCACGGTCAGCGCGGGACATATATTCAAGCTGCTGTGCGTTGGCCTCACGCGCGATGTCAACGTGCCGAACGGCGTCATCATCCCGAAGCCGCCCGAGGCCCTAGCCGGCGGCGCCACGCTCGGCGGCACGCAGCGTGCGCTATTGACCGGCCTTGAAGTGCCGGCCACAACGTTCGCCACCAGCAACATTAACATGACCAACGGCGGCTTCATTCGTTTCGGTCACGGCAATCCGACCGATCTCAACGATGGCCGGGTCGGTGCGCGGCTGTTCGGTCGCGGCTTGAATATCGTCGGGATCGCGACCGAGGCGGGCAATACGAACCGCTATATCGATCTCTGGGGCACCGTCGAGGCTTCAACTCATGGCTTCGTTACGACCACGGATGGCCAGGGTTATGAAACGATGGGGGGAGGCCGGTTCTATAAGGCGGTCGGCAGCGGCCTGATCATTCGTTGCCACACCGGCAATACCCAGCCGCAGATCGAGAACAATGACGGCGGCGGCCGGCGGGTAATCCTCGATGCGAATAACGGCGTGCTGAAAGCCGGCGACACGATGACCGGCACCTTGATCATGCGGGCGAATGCGAATAGCGGGGCGCTTCGGTTCGACATGGGCAATGCGACGAATGCCGGGAACATAGGGTTTTTTACCCCGGAATTCACGCGGCGCGGCTATATCGGTTGGAGCGCGGCGAACCGCAACGCCATCGTTGCTGAAAACGGATACTTCTGGCAGTTCCATCAGGCGGTCTTTGGCCAGGCGCCGACCGATCCGGCGCATCTCACGACCAAGGATTACGTCGATAACCGTCGCGGAAATACTCGCGTCATCGAACCGAACCAAGTCGCGATCACTACGAATTGGGTCACGCTCTGGTCGGGTCCGTTTGCCATCCCGCGCGGTGGTAATTCATTCGTATCGATCTATATCGTTCCGGGATTGTCATCGACCGCCGGGGTCAACTCCAGTTGGTTATTCCAATGGGGCGTGCAAGGCAGCGTCGACCGCGTGCGGCAGAGTCTCCATCAAAAGACGACCGCCGTCGCGCAGGATATCAGCGGCGGTCAGATCGCATTCACTGCGGCGGTCTCTGGCACTAATCCGACTATTTCGATCCAGGTCAGAAGTCTGTCCGGTCCGGCGATCACGATGCTAGGGACCGGCGGTCCTAACCC